TGACCAAACCGTTCTGTTGCTTGATGGCAGCAATTTCATTGGGAAATCTGCAGTCGCTGATGACAATATCGTCCTGGGATTTTGACAGTTTGTTTTCCACAGCAGCGATCCAGATGTCATCGTGGAAGGCCCGGCGGCACACTTCTGTGCCCCAGTACTGCAATATCCAACGCGGTGTCAGATGCGGTATGCCCAGTCTTTCGGCCCACCAGGTATCCACGCATTCGCGCCATTCTCTGCTGCTTTTGCTACGACCTTCCAGCATTTCCCTGTCCCAGCCAAACACAGCAGCCACTGCGTCTTTGAGGCTGTTGGCAAAGGATTCTCTGCGGAACTGATGTATGTTTACCAGATAGTCAGCGATGGTGTCTTTGCCTGAGCCAATAAGGCCACAGACGCCAATGATTCTTTTAGACATTATCGCCCCCTGCCGCTGGTTCTGCGTACCTTGGAGCCACCAAAACCCCGGGAGTTTTTAGGTCCCTTCGGCGGAGGCGGTGCCTTGGGCTTTGGTGACATGACTGGAGTTGCTGCATGATCCACAGCAACGTTGGCATTGGCTGATATGCCAATGCGTTCAAATAATTTAGGAATTTTTTTCTCTACCACTGTTGCCTCCCTGCGTATATGTATTTTATAACATCTTTAGAGAGAGTGCAAATTTTTAGGCAAGAATATCTGAAGCAGTTTAACCTTGTACCCAGTAGTAAGGTTGGCTGCCATCCACATACTTCTGTAGATCGTCGATCAACTTGGCCATGTCCTCTTTGGCTTCGGCCTTGAGTTGTGCGCCATTCAGCGTGGTACCACCACCGGGACCGGCGATGGAATTGAATTTTTCACGAGCTTCGCCAATGATCTGTTTGCACACAGCATAGGTGTAGTCTCGGATCCAGGGCAGGATGCGATAGTCGGTCAAGAGTTGTATTTCGGGACGCATCTGATCGCACCACAGCAGGATCACTTCGCCTTCGCCCTTGGGATAGTTGATGATGTGCAGTACCTTGGTCACAGGATTGTAGGTGTAGTTGATGAATCCACCAAACATTCTAGCAGCCTGCTCTACATATTGGGTATAAAAATCGTAAGTGGCCAAACCACCCGAGTAATTGAAATTCAGCAGATATGTGTTCATGATGGCACTGCTGAAAGGATCAAAACTCTGGCTGAAAGGACCTTGAGCAAAACCAATGGTACGGCGGAATATCTGACGTACATTGTAGATCTCCTGCGGCAATGTGTAGTGTGTTAGATCGCTCTGCAGGGTGATAAAGTTGTAGGCTTCTTCGTAGGCATTTTGAGCCCGTTGTCTGTAGGTCAATACTGCTTGTTCATAGGCCACTTCATAGTCTTCAGCGTTGAGTTCTACATCAACCAGGTTGCCGCCCAAGCGGGTGTTGACATAGTCAAATACTTTGGATTTTAGATTGGTCAGTGTATCACTCATAAGAAAAGCCCTGTGCTGTATTTAGCACAGGGCTGGGTGCTGTGAGTGTTAGTTTACCAGACTTTTAGGATTATGAGATTTTCGTTGAAACGCCCGTTGAGTTTGATTTCAGTGGCTTTGATTTCTTTGAAGTATTTGCGAGCCCCGGGTTTGCCACCAGCAAACAGGGCTTTGAGTTGATCTGCTGGTTTGCGCAGAGTTTTGCTCACGCTGAGGTTGGCATCAAAACCAATGATGGTGTTGTTTTTCACAGTCATTGAACCCACGTGCGAGTCAGCCACATAGTGCTGTAGTTTGCGCTTGGTGGTATCATAGGTGTAGAACTCTGTGCAGTCTGCCAGTTTGGCGGCAGGCTCGGAAGTGAGTTTCAATTCTGGAAATGCCTGCAGATATTTCAGCTTGCGCACAATCTGATCGGGCGTTTGCTTTTTCTTGGCCCTGGGTTTGCGTTCTACCTTTTTGATCTGCACATAACTGTCGCAATCGGCCACTACCAACTCGCAGAACTTCAGCATCTGCTTGAGTTCGTTTTTGCCCCAACGGCTGTAACCTTCAACCAACTGAGCATCCTTGCCTTCCAGGGCTTCTGTGAGTTCTGCCACTTTGCTGGCAAAAGGATCGCGAACCTGACTGATGTGCGTGGGCTGAACATTCATGCCACGTATGATGGTCATGGGCTTGTGGTTGTTCAAGTTCAGTTTCACTTCTCCCGCTGTGCAGAAATCATCATACATGGCTTCTAATTCGCCAGCTGCTTCTATGGCTTTGTCGCGCAGTCTATCCTGGATATTGGGTTTGATCACATCATCATCTTTGACTTCTTTCTTTACCTGTTCTTTCAATGCCTTGAGTCTAGTGATTTCTGCGCTGACGTGCAGTTGCTCGTGCTCACTGAGTTGTAGGCCCACTGTGGTCATGCGAGCCAGCCAGCCTGTCACGTGCTTGAATTCATAGTCGCTGACACCTTTGATGCGTTTGGCTTCTGTGCCGCGCCCATTGCGTTCAAGATAATCCAGCAGGAATTCTTTGCTGTCTTTGCGTTGGAAATTGTAATTGTACCAATTGATGGCGTGAAGCACAGCAGATGAACGTTTGTCAGCTTCGGGCTGTGTGCGCCAGTCCGGCTCAGGTCCTACGTTTTTGAGATCACCGTCCCGTGGTTTTAGTAGTTTTATGGCTGTGGTTTTTGCTGTGCTGGTTCTGACCATGGATTGCCTCACTTTTTGCTTAATTTAGCCAAGAATATATGCTTTTCTAATTCTAACAGGTTTGTGTTTATTTGGTCAACCAATTCTTGATGTTTTGGTAAAACTCTATGTAGCCTGCGCTGTTCCACTTCGATGTTGCTGAGTTCGGCTATCAAATGATCTATGGCTCTAATGATGCGATGCCCATCTGCGCCTTGCTCTAATCCGCGTAGATACTGGCGTAGCAGGGGTTCTACACTGTTCCAATCTTCTGCTTGCTGGATAACCAATTGTGTCATAGCACCATATTACACTAAAAAGAATATTTGGTCAAATTGTGGGCTACCAAAAAACCGCTAAATACCTATTATGCCCAAACTCAGTCTTTACCGCGAGAATTTCACCAACGATTACAAATGGTTTGACCGCAGGATTTCGGAACAATTCACGGTGGGCTGTGCCACGGTATTGATACACAAGTATGTGGGGCCTATCAATCAAGGCACCTCTAACGATGCCACGCAACCTGATTATCTAAATCAAAGCGTGAACAATATACAAGATTTGTTGTATCTAGAAAACCGAGATCGCAAGTATGATACCACGGTGTATAGACTGCGTATGCATCATACCATGCAGAACATAGATTTTGATCTCACACAGTTTGGCCTGTTTCTCAACAACGACACATTATTCTGCACAGTACACAAAACCGACTGTGTGAACACTCTGGGCCGACTGCTGATGTCAGGCGATGTGATCGAAATGCCTTATCTACGCGAGTTCTTCCCGCTAAACTACGACGAAGTACAGACCAGTCTCAAGAGATATTATGTGGTGCAGGATACGGCCAATGCTGCCGAAGGATTCAGTCCCACTTGGTATCCACACCTGTGGCGGGTGAAGTGCGAGCCCTTGGTAGACAGCCAAGAATTTGCCCAGATCCTGAATCAACCCGAAGATCAAACCAACTACTTTGGACCTTGGGGTAACACTATCGCTTACTTTGAAGGCGACCGTGTTACATTTGGCGACAAGAATTACATTGCCAAACAGGATGTGCCCACAGGTGTGGCACCCACCGGCAAAGATGACGATCCATATTGGGGCCTAGATCCCAACCAGACCTTCCGAGACATGATGTCTACTTACCAGAAGAACATAGACATCAACAATGCTATCCTGGCACAGGCCGAAGCCGAAGTACCGCTGTCGGGCTACGACACTGTACCGTTTTACATAGTGCCTACCACCATTGACGGCGAGCCATTGGGATCTACCTACACCGCCGATCAGACCTTGGTCAACAGTTCACAAACAGACATACCATCATCTTCTGAAAGCATCACGCCCAGAAACAATGCCTGGACCATGGGCTATCTCACCGGGGACGGCCTGCCACCCAATGGTGCTCCTGTCACACCCGGTGTGGTATTCCCACGCGATCCCAGAGAAGGCGATTTCTGCCTGCGCCTTGACTATATGCCCAACAGGCTGTTCCGTTTTGACGGCGCACACTGGGTCAAGTTTGAAGATCGTGTGAGAACCAATATCACGCCCAGCAATACCAACGATACCGAGCACTATGGATTTTACAACAATCCCGGTGACATATCAACCACGGACCGTGGTGAGATTCCGCGCAAGCAATCATTATCTAAAGCACTGCGGCCCAAGGACGATAACTAATAGTCATGGCCAACAATCTCGTACCTTATTTTTATGACGGGCAAATCCGCAGATTCATGCTGCAGATCGCTCGCGCATTCAGCAACTTCCAGTGTGAATATGGCAAGGACCAAGAAGGCAATCCCATATTGGTCAGGATACCTTGTATGTACGGCAATGCTTCTAGACAGGCCGCTGACATCATAGCCAAGAACACACAAAACAACTTGCCCGCAGCACCACAGATTACCTTTTATATCTCTGCTGTGAAGTATGCCAGAGACCGTGTGCAGGATCCCACCTTTACTGGCAAGATTGCTGTGCGCCAAAGAACCTACGACGAAGTGACCAATACCTACGAGCGCACCCAAGGCAATGCATTTATTGTAGAACGCATGATGCCAGTACCATATGACATCACAGTCAACGTAGATTTCTGGACCACTAACGAACAACAGAAACAAAGCATCTTTGAACAGATTGGTACCTTGTTCAATCCTGCGATAGAAATACAAAGCACCGACAACTACATTGACTGGACCAGCTTGACTACTTTAGAGCAGACTGATCTCAACTGGAGCAGTCGCACAGTGCCAGTGGGGCAGGGCAATCCCATAGACATCATGACCTTTACACTTAAACTGCCGGTATGGATATCACCGCCAGTGAAAGTCACCAAGTATGGTGTGATCCACAAGATCATTACCAACATATTCGACGAGTCGGGCGATGCCAACAATGCCCTCACAGGCGACGACATCTTGGCCGGCACCCGCGCTGTGATAACTCCCATGGGCTATCAGATCCTGTTGTTGGAAGGCCAGATACAGTGCTTGCGCAGCAATGTGCCGCATCAACCGCCCAATGTTGAACTCAATGATCCTTTAGAAGATGAAACCAGCAGCCTGTTATGGCACAATGTGGTTGACCTTTATGGCGCACTGCGCAATGGCATCAGCCAGATACGCATACAGAATCACGACCTGGAAACTGAAATAGTGGGCACCGTGGCTTATCATCCGTCAGATGATCGAGTGCTGTTGTTCTCTGCTGATGCAGATACGCTGCCTCCCAATACATTGCAGCCCATCACGGCTGTGATCAACCCACAGCGGTCGGGTCCAGGTTCAGGCCTGCCCTTGGCGTCACCGGGACAGCGCTATCTATTGACTGACAACATAGGCAGTGAGGACAACACAGATCCAGCACCGGCCTGGACTGAAAACGGCGTGGCATTGATAGCCGCTGCGGATGACATCATTGAGTATGATGGTCAGCGTTGGTTTATTTCTTTTGATGCCAGTGAAGTAGAACCTGGCCAGCAGATAGAGTTTGTGACCAATCTCAAGACCAAGGTGCAGTACAAGTTTGATATAGAGTTAGGTTGGATCAAAAGTTACGAAGGTTTCTATCGCGGCGGCGATTGGAGCATTGTGCTTTGAAATCTGTTGATGCTGTAGGCATCATGTT